AGTCACTGCGTCGACATAGCTTTGCAGTTGATCCTCGATCCCTTGCAGTCTGTCCTGTGAAACCCGCACTTCAATCGTCATGGCGGCGATTCCGGAGAAGTTCCTGAACTTCTCCTTGAGCTGGTTCACGATCTTCTCGCAGTACACGCTCACCGCCGGATACAGCACCTCCGTGCTGCGCTCCGATATTTCAATCGATGCGTTCTGCGCCAGAATTTGATTCTGTGCCAGTGCCGCCAGAGTGGTATTCTCTGCCAGAGCCAGCGTCGATACGCACGCGTTCAACCCTTGCGGCGCGCTTAGCAGAGTGACTACTTGCGAGGTAACCGTGCTGCCTACCCATGCCATTTTCTAACCTCTCTGAAGAAGGCGCGGCAACGCGCGCATATAGTCGGGCGCCTGTCCGCATCCAGGCCCTTTTCCCAATGTGGATACCGGCCCCGCCTGCACCCAGACCTGGTCCAACGGCATCTGCGCCATATTCTGCAGCCCCATTGTCGTGGGCAACAGTCCGACATATACATTCCAGCCCTTTGCGTTCGCCGGCCGATTGACGGGTTGGGCCACCAGTACAGTTCCGGCCGCCACGCTTAGAGTGCTCGGGTTACTGGCCTGCCCCTCCTGCCCCTCTGCGTTCAGCCACGACACGCTCACGCAGTAAGTCGCCGCAGGTTGACCGCCGGGAATCGAAGTGAGTTGCGGCGCGGCCGCCTGCGGAATCGGATTGTTTGCGATGCCGATCCCGGTCTGCATGAGCTTGTCCATGGCCCACGTCGCCAACTGCGCAAATTGGTCCCGCTTGCCCTTGTAACGGTCGTTCAATTGATTGAAGTAGCAATCCTGGTACACCAGCGTGAGTGTCTGAAACACGTGCCAAAGCTGTAGCGGCGGCGTGACCACGATGTGGTTCAACTTCGGGCACGCTGGGAGCCAGAACTGCCATTCGTAGCTGGCGCTGCGTTGCAGAAGAGTGATCACTTCGATCCCTAGCTCTTCCTGCGCCAGCGTCAGTTTTTGACTGAGATCGATGTTCTCCGTTTGCGCCGTGGCCAGCAGGGAGGAGTCCTGAATTGTGAGGTCCTGGATCGTCGATATGCCATCCGTGAATAGCGCCATCGCCCCGGCCCTATTCTTTGCCCGGCTGCGCGCCGCCCTTGAGCTTGCGCAGCTCATTGGGCGAAATGACCGTGAATTGCATCCGCGACGCCGCCGCGAGCTGGTCCGCTTGCCGCTTGGCCTCCGCCTTCTGCTCCTGGAACTCGCGCGCTTCATCGGCCGTCGCCAGCCGGGCTGCGCCTTCCACGATCATCCGGGCAGCGATCCGCCGCGGAACCTCGGTGCGCACGCCTTCCCGCCCGCCATCTGGAGTCTCGTGGCTGACCAGCACCGCCGAAGGATCTTTTAAGTTATCCTCCATCGCCCGAATCTTCTTGAAGTACACTTGTAAGTCCATGGTTGCCTCTCGCGGGGCCGGATCTGCCCGGCCCCCGTTGTTTTCGTTGTCCGCCTGAAGCCTGCGCCGATTGCGCCCGCTACGAATTCACCTGGACGCCAAAGTTGTTGCGGATCACCGCGCAACCGTACAGCACATCCACCGTGAACTGCTGCGCCAATGTATTCGGCTGGTAGCTCATCACCACGCGCATACCGAAGTTCCCCATCTCCGCGTAGTGCGCCACCGCACCCGTTCCGTACAATGGCTGCGGCAGTCTGCGGATCACCAGGCCGATCGCCGGTTTGGTGAAAGCCAGGTTGTGCGTTGTCACTGGCGAACTGCCGGTGTACGCGATGAACTGCGACCGCATTACGAAAAAGTCCTTGATCTTACCCACCGTGCCGTCGATCAAGGCCCGCAGCCCCGCATCGCCGGCAGTCTGGAACTCGCTGAAGCGTTCGATCTGCCGCAATGCGGAATAGGTCGTGGCGTCCACCACCAGGTACTTCGGCTCGGACGACGGAACCATCGCCGTAAACAGTTCGCTCTCTGCCTGATCGATCACCGCTTCCACCAGCGGTGTCCCCCCCGTGCCCACCGGCGCGTTCGCCGTGAACCCGGCAAACAGGTTCAACAGGCTGGTCTCGATGCTCTGGGCGATCGCCACCACCGCCGGCTGCATGTAGACCTGCAGTAAGTCCGGAACCGCCAGTACCTTGGTCACATCCGGAATCTGGAAAGTCGCTTCAGCGTGGGTATTCAACACGATCTGCGCATTCCCCAGATTCGGGTTCTGCGGTTGAACTGTTCCCCCTTCCGCGATGTTGTTGGCTACCAGCACCGGAGGAATCGGAATGTTTACCGTATCCCCCGCCTGCGCCAAAACGGGTTCATAGTCGCGGTTGACCAGGTTACCCATGACTAGGTTCCCGACCAAGGCGGGCAGAGCGTCTGCCGCCACCAGCTTCACGATCGCGCTGGCCACATTAGCTGATGTAATTATCGCCATTCATTCTCCTAAGTTGACTAGGCTCTTCTGCCTGTCTTTTGAATTCAGGCATTCCTGCCTGTCGTGACTATATGCCGCGCAGGTTCTGTGAAGCAACCCGCAGAATCTCCTTCCGCACCTTTTCCGTCTGTTCCGAACTCATTCCCGGCCGGATGTTCTCAATGTCCACGCTCTCGGTACTTTCCCGCGGCGCCTTGTGCGCGCCGGTAATCCCCGACCCTCCGGGTATCCTCGCCGGCAGGAACTCCGGATTCTCGCTCACGAAGTTGCTCAAATATTCCTTGAGCGGCACTTCGCCTTCGTCGCTGTGCGCGAGCAGCCGGCCGTCCTCCGTGCGGAATACGCCCTCGTGCACCGCCCGGTATGCCAGGTCCACCTTCGCAACCCCCAGTCGTTGTAGCTCGGCCCGGATGGACGCGCCTCTTTCCGCCTGCTCTGCCGCCTGCCGGCTGCGCTTGCTCTCTTCTTCCACTTCGTTCAGCCGCCGCTCCAGTTGCTCGCGCCGTCTGCGTTCCTCCACGAGTTCCGTCTTGTAGGCCGGTTCGCTTTTGGCCTGCTGCTCCTGCAGGAACTCCTGAATTGCCTGCTTCACAATCGCTTGTACGTCCGTGTCTTCCATAACCCCTCTTTTGGCACTCTGGCGCACGCACTTAATGCGTGCCGTGTCGAGACTCGTCTCGACACGCAGCGTCAGCTCTGTGCGTCGATCTCCTGCGCGATCTGAGTCTTGATCTCCTGGCGCACGTCCGATAGAAACTTAAACGCCAGTTTCTTGAAGACCTGTTTTTTCAGCGTCTCGGATTCGATTCCCAATGTAAGCAGCTTCCGGGCGTCGTCTAATTCATTGCTGAAATCCGCGATATCAAACTCATCTAGTCCTGAAACGTCGATCGAAATGTTGTCCTGGCGAGCGGCCGCTATGGCTCGCAACACTTGCTTCATCGTCTCCTTCACCGCATCGCCATACGCCCGCAACACCTCCTGCGTAATGCTGAAATCCCTTTGTTTGCTGGCGCCCGATTGGTTCTGGCTCGATGAATCCGACCCGGCCGCATGCGCAATCAGATAACACACCCGGTAAATCTCGTCCTTAAGCTGCACCAGATTGTCGGCGGCGATTTGGTAAACCTTGCCTTCCGGCTCGGTCCATCCGAATCGGTCCCCCGGAGCCAATTGGATAAAATAGGAGTCGCCCACGATCTGGTTCCATTCACGGTCCGAGTAGATTACCGGAGACGCGAACAAACCCATCGTCAGCGCCCATGAAAGCGCGTTCGACTTGTTGAAGTGCTCTAGTTGTAGCAGCGCTGCCTTGTTCATTAACCAGAGGCCTTCGGTCACCCGCAACGGAAAAATCGGTACACGGTTCTGGCCGGCCAACCCGTGCAGTCCTTCATCCACTAGCTGCACTTCCTTGTTCTTGAACTGCTGGTACACTCGATAATTCTGGCGGTCGTAGTAGATCCACCGGATCTCCCGAACCCATTCGCTTTCGGTGACCTTGGACTTGCGCAGCGATGAGGTCCGGATCACCGCCCAGTCCAGTCCTCCGTGGTCGTCATAGCTCCAGTTGATCAGTTCCTCCGGCGAGTAATCCACCAGATACGCCCGCGAACGTCCGGCTGCGTCCTCTTCCGCCCGATTACTGGGTGAAACGGGAGAGCGCGGAAAATCCACTACGATGTAACTCCGCCCCTGCACCAGCGTCTGCACGATCCGCTGGCGGAAGAACTCCGCGATAGAGGTGCCCTTCAGGTCGCAATCCTCCGCGAACAAGTTGTAGAAGGCTTTTGCCGAGTCGTCGCTGCCGTCAAATAACAGAGCCGCCTCGCGCCGCATCAGCGTCGCCGCGTACCAGTCGACGATCGAGCCGATATAGTTCTCATAGAACACCCGGCAAAGCCGCTCGGCATAAATATCGTTGGGCTCCTTGTGCCGCCTTACCAGATATTCGAAAGCGTTCTCCCGGATCTGCTCGCCGCCGGCGTAAAGATCCCTGTACTTCTTCCACATCGCCTTCTTGGCGGCATACTCGGGATGTTCTCGGTCGATGTTCACCATCTGGTCCTCAAATCAGCCGCTCCTGGTGGTCGCCGATCGCCGGCTGCGGTCTGCATTCCTGCCACAACAGGTAACCCAGCGCGTCCGACAGATGAGTCCTGCGGCGATCCTTCTCCTTGTCGATTGCGTTGCTCTCCGCCTTGTACGACACCTGCTCGAAGTCCTTGATCAATTCCTTGCACTTAGGATCCACCAGCAGCCGTATCTCGCCGCTCGCCGAGCGCAGCTTCGAGTTAGTCAGCATGATCCGTTCGCGCACGCTCGGGTTGGCTTTGGGCACCTTATACGCCAACCGCGCTCCGTCGTTCCGGAAGTACTCGCGCACGATCTGGTAATCCGAAGCGCCCGTGGTGTGCTGGTTGTTCCCCGATGCGTCGCCGTATATCACAACCCCGCTCCTGTGATTGGGAAACCGCTTTTCGAACTCCTCGCAAGCTTCATGTGTGCTGGCGTGCCGCAAGGCGAATTCGTCCAGCACCAGTACCGTCTGTCCCTCGATTTGCGCCACCACCGAGGACATCGGATCCACGTTGAAATCCAACGCCCATAACAGCGGACAATTCGGGTTCACGTCCAGGCTTTTCACGTGATCGCCGCGATCGAAGACGCTATACACAAGTCCCCCCTGCTGGCTCAAGTACTGCCCCAGCGCTTCCTGTTGATAAAAGTTGTCGTCATAGCTGTTCTTCAGCCGTTCGTAAAAGTCTGGAACCTTATCGAGCAAGTACGTGTTCTCGTTGGGAGTCGCCATGATCGCGCTGTATCCCGCAACCGGATCCGAGATGAATTTCTGATAAACCCAGTCGTAACCTTTTGGCGTCCACGCGGCAAAGCCGCAGAGTCTTTTGGCTTGTGGGTCGCGCAGCCGTCCCTCCAGCCGCAGCCACGCGCCCTCTGGCGAATACGTTAGCTCATCCAGCCCGAACCATGCCAGGTTAGTGCCGCGCAGCCGCTCAAAGTCCTCCACTGCCCGGAATATGATGCGCGACCCAGTAGCCTTCATCGTGAGTACGTTCTCGGCCTTGTTGAATACATACGCAAGGTCGCCGCTATCCAAAAGCGCAAAGAATGTCGTCTGCGTGGCGTCGCGTAACATTGGATAGGTCGGTGCCCCGATTAGGCCCAGCCTTCCTTCGTTTGCGTAAGACAATCTGATCGCCTCAAAGCAAAGTGCCTGGCTTTTGCCTGACCCGATAGGCCCGGAAAAGCCCTTGAATCGCGATTCGCAGATGTGAAAGGCCCCCTGTGAAGGCAGCGCCTTGTAGACTATTTCTTTTTCAAGGAATTCACCGCCGATTCTACCCATCGCACCCTGACTTCGCGCGGCTCGTCTGCATCCAGTTCCTTCTCGATCTGCAATAATCGCACCAGGTCCGGTAGCGTCGCCTTCATCTCGGGCGTTCCCAGCTTCGCCTCGATGTTCGCAATCGCTTTCCTGACGATCTGCGCTCTGTGCTTCTGTTGTTCTGTCATCCGCAAACCCTATTCCCGATTTGAGACTAACATCCGAGTCCTCGCGGCCGAATGGCGAAATTGGGCTAAGTGACAGATTTTGAACGCGCAGATTATATTTCTCGACGTGTGAATGAACACCGGTCGTTGTGGCGCATGCGCTCATGTCATACGTGCCGCGTCTTCACTCTTGGGGACGCCGCGGTACGTTCGCCCCACCGCACGGGCAGGCCGTCACCTACTACAATCGGATCGTGGGCAAACGACGAATATTAGTGACGGGCGGCGCGGGTTATATTGGGGCGCACACAGCCCGGCTGCTCCGCCGGCGCGGGTACCAGGTCACGGTGGTGGACGATCTGTCGCGGGGATACCGCCACAACGTGGAAGCGGGCGCGTTCCACCAATTACGCGTGCAGCAGACCGATGCAATGGCCGAACTGCTCGCAGACCACGACGCAGTGATTCACTTCGCGGCTTATATCGCGGTGGGCGAATCGATGCGCGCGCCGGAACTGTACTTCGAGAACAATGTGGGCGGCTCACTGTCGCTGGCCACCGCCATGCTGCGGGCGGGCGTGAAGCACCTCGTGTTTTCCTCGACCGCGGCGGTGTATGGCATACCGCACGCGTCGCCGATTCTGGAGAGCTTCCCGATCGCGCCGGTGAACCCGTATGGCGAATCGAAGGTGATGGTGGAGACCATGCTGCGATGGTTCGACATCATCCACAGGCTGCGCAGCGTGTGTTTGCGCTACTTCAATGCCTGCGGCGCGGACCCCGACGGCGGCCTCGGCGAGGAGCACGATCCGGAGACCCACCTGATCCCGCTGATGTTGCGGGCGGTGGCGACGGGGGGGCCCTTCACCGTGTTTGGCGACGATTACGACACGCCGGACGGCACTTGCATTCGCGATTATATCCACGTGAACGATCTGGCGGAGGCGCATGTCCTGGCGGTGGAGTCGCTGCTGGCGGGCGGCCCATCGGATCGGTTCAACGTGGGCACGGGCAGCGGGCATTCGGTGCTGGAGATGATTCGCGGGGTGCAGGAAGTGACCGGAAGGAAAGCGCCGTACGTGGTGGGCGCGCGGCGGGAGGGCGATCCGCCGGCGCTGGTGGCGAATGCGGACAAGTTGCGCAGAGTGTTGGGCTGGACGCCGCGGTACGCGGGCGTGCGCGACATTATCTCGACAGCCTGGAGATTCGAGGAGGAGCGAAAACGAGGTTGATCCCCGGCGCAAGCGCGCCCTCCACTATAATGGCCGCATGAAATTCTCTGCGGGTTTTCTCTTCTTCGTTTACACCATGCTTGCACAATCGTCTTATGACTTATTGCTCAAGGGAGGCCACGTCATCGACGGCAAAAGCAAGACCAGCGCGCTCCTCGACGTGGCTATTGCGGGCGGCAAGATCGCGGCCGTCGCCGCGGATATTCCGGCCGCCAAAGCCGCCAAGGTAGTGGATGTCTCGGGCCTGTATGTCGTTCCGGGCCTCATCGACATGCACGTTCACGTTTACGCTGGCACCGGACAGCGCGGCGCGTACTGCGGCGACAACAGCGTCTATCCGGATGGCTTCACCTTCCGCTCGGGCGTGACCTCGGTGGCCGACGCGGGCAGTTCCGGCTGGCGCAATTTTCCGGATTTCAAAGACCGCGTGATAGATCGCGCCAAGACCCGCGTACTGGCATTCCTGAACATCGTGGGAAAGGGCATGGCGGGCGCGCCGGAACAGGATCTGACGGAGATGGACCCCAAAGCAGCCGCCGAAATGGCCATGCGTTACAAGGACACCATCGTGGGCATCAAAACGGCGCACTACGCGGGTCCGGAGTGGACCCCGGTGGAACACG